ATGGAATAGCAGTACTAACCTCAGACTCTGTGACTACAGATACTGATGTTTATGGAACTGGGACTTACGGTACTGCTGTTTATTCTATTGGAGATGATACTTTTATAACTAATTTTATTACATCTTCAAACGTAACTTGTTCATTTTCTTCTTCATATTCTATATATGAAACACAATATAAATGTACTATTAGAGAAAGTGAATTTAATTTTAGCTTAAACCCATCTATAATTTCAGGTTCAACTGACGGAACCGCTTATGGTTTTGTAACTAGTTCATACTTTAGCCCTTATGTAACAACAGTAGGATTGTATGATGAACAACAAAATCTATTAGCTGTAGGTAAATTATCTCAACCATTACCTACAAGTCCTACTACGGACACAACTATTTTGATTAACTTAGACCGATAAAAACATGTGGACACTACAAGGAAAAGAAATGACGGGAATCTCTGACTTCCCCTCAGAAACATATGGTTTCGTCTACAGAATAATGCATATACCTTCTGGTAAAGCTTATATTGGAAAAAAGATTTTACAAAACACAACTAAAGTAAAACTTACTAAAAAAGAACTAGCCGAATACGCTGGTGTTGTAGGTAGACGACCTTCATTTAGATTGGCTGTAAAAGAGTCAAATTGGAAAACATATTGGGGTTCAAATAAAGAACTTTTATCTCTATTAAAAGAAGAACCCGAAGAAAATTTCAAACGCATAATTTTAGTTTGTGCTCCTACTAAAAAACTATTAACATACTACGAAACAAAATATCTATTTGTGTACGAGGTTTTAGAAAAACCCGAAGAATTTTTTAACGATAACATTCTCGGAAAGTTTTTCACCAAAGACTTTGATGTATAAATCTTAGTTCGTACATTAATGGTTATATGGTAAATCAATCTTTAGTTGCACTGACTAATTCGGTGTTAGGAACAGGTAAGTCCACCGCAAGAGGGAATAGGGCTTATAGTTGTCCGTTTTGCCATCACTCAAAACCAAAACTAGAGATCAACTTCACCGAAAATAAAAACGGGGATAATCCTTGGCATTGTTGGGTTTGCAATAAAAAAGGCAAAAAACTATACCAAGTATTTAAACAAATAGGAGCATCCGATGATAAAATGGCTGAATTAAGAGCCATTGTAAAATATGTTGGACCTGAAACTGATGTATCTACTGAAGTAAAATTAACTTTACCTAAAGAATTTGAAACATTTGAAAATCTAAAGCAGGTAGATATTGAGGGTAGACAAGCACTTGCCTACCTTAAAAATAGAGGTTTAACAGAAGATGATATCCTAAAATACAATATTGGATACTGCTCATCAGGTCGTTATGCAAAAATGGTTATTATCCCTTCTTACGATGCGAATGGACAATTAAACTATTTTACAGGACGTTCATTCGAAAAGGATCCTTACGTAAAATATAGAAACCCATCTGTATCAAGAGATATTATTCCCTTTGAGTTGTTTATAAACTGGAATATACCGCTTATACTGTGCGAAGGACCATTCGATGCGTTGGCCATAAAGCGCAACGTTATACCGTTATTAGGCAAGAATATACAGTCTAAATTAATGAAAAAAATCGTCACATCGAGTGTCGAGAAAATATACATTGCGTTGGATAGAGACGCTCAAAAACAAGCACTAACGTTCTGTGAGCAATTACTAAACGAAGGTAAAGAAGTGTATTTGGTAGATATGCAAGATAAAGACCCGGGTGAAATGGGTTTTGAAAATTTCACTAAACTAATCCAAGAGACATACCCCCTAACTTTTTCAGGGCTCTTAGAAAAAAGACTATTTTTATGAGTAAAAGAAACATCAAAAAGTCCTACGATAGGATTTTAGAGATTTCGGAGGATGCGAAACAAATCACAATGCCAGATTCACGCTATTACAGACGTAACGGCAATTACTACCCATCAGTAACCTATGTTTTAGGAGTTTATCCTAAAGGTAAATACTTTGAAGATTGGTTAAAAAAAGTAGGATATTCTTCTGAATACATTGTTAAAAAAGCAGGTGAAGAAGGTACTCAAGTACATGAGATGATTGAAGCATTCTTAAATGGGGAAGAATTAAATTTCCTAGGCCCTCAGGGTCGCCCCTTATACCATCCAGATGTATGGCAAATGTTCCTTCGTTTTGTTGAGTGGTGGGAAGAATACAACCCTACTCTAATCGAAACCGAAGTGCACCTATTCTCAGATGAACTTAAAGTAGCAGGTACTTGTGATATGGTTTGTGAAATTGATGGTGAACTTTGGATTGTAGACTTTAAAACATCGAACAACATGCAAACCACATATGAACTACAAGCTTCAGTTTATGGTAAAATGTATGAGGAATGTTATGGTAAAAAAGCTGACCGATTTGGTTTACTTTGGTTAAAATCTTCTAAGCGTAAAGGTGCAACTGGTAAAATGCAAGGTAAAGGATGGGAGATGGTAGAATCATCTCGTTCACAAGAGGATAATTTGGATATTTTCAAGACAGTTAAAAAATTATTTGATCTAGAAAACCCAACTCATAAACCCATATTTACTGAGTTCAAAACGCAAGTAAAAAGAAAACTGTAATATTTATACTCAAACGCGCGTTTGATGATTTCTTTATTACAACTTTTACAAGAGGCAGTAGGTGCCCCCAAAGCAGTTATTTTAGCTGGTGCCCCAGGCGCTGGTAAATCCTCAATTGTAGGAGATATTATTTCTGATCTTGGTTTAAAGGTATTAAACATCGACGATCACTTTATTAAAAATTTAAAAGATGCTGGTGTATCTTTAGATTTGAAAAAAGCAGATGCCGAAGGTAGGAGTAAAGCAGCTATTGCTATGCAAGCAGCTAAAAAAACTTACGATGAAGAATTAGCTCAAGAAATCCAAAACCGCGGTAACATTGTGATTGACGGCACTGCCGCTTCATATAAAAAGACAGAGGATCTAAAATCCACTCTTGAAAATGCAGGTTATGATGTATTCATGGTTTATGTTTATTCCTCACTAGAGAAATCATTGCGCAAAAATGAGGATAGATTTGAACGCTCAAAGGGAGAAGACAGAAGTTTAATGCCACAAATAGTAATGCAGACCTGGGCTAATGTCACTAAAAATTTTATCCCTTATCTTAATTTGTTTGGAGCTAATTTTACAGCAACCACAAAAGACAAACAATTGGTTGATTCAGATTCTTTAGACGACATCATTAAAAAGTATATTTTACCTTTTAAACCTAAAGATGTTAAAGAAAAGACTCCAAAAGAAATTGAGCGTTCTGAAAAACAGTGGAAAAAGACCGAAGAGGAAATTAAAGATCTGATGTCAAAAGAAAGCGTTGAAAAATCACTTCAACACATTGTATCACCCGAGGAAGCTCAACAAAAATTAAAACAATTCTTATCAAAATGAAATTAGTAGATTTATTAAAAGAGGTTGAAGAAGCCGAAGTAGTAAAAGAAATGGAAGGTATTCCTGTAGATGAAGTAGGCAAATTCTTCATCGTTGAAAAACCAGGTAAAGATTCAGAAATGGAAGACGTAGTTTACGAATTATCTCTTCCTGAATTCGCTCTTCAAATTAAAGGTGGATTAGATATTAAAAACATCTTAGGTGTTTATAAGCAAAAATCGGATGCACGTAGAGCAGGTACTGAAGCTATGAAAGCATATCAAGATTCTCTTAAGGAAATGGAAGACGCTATGGAAGCTTTCCGTGGTGCTAAAAAAGACATCGAAGAGAAAAAAGCGATTGCTAAAGAAAAAATCCAAAAACTTAAGCAGTAATGTCTTTAGTACGCGAACTGGTTCGTGAGCTTATCAATGATAAGGTCGTGACAGCTGTATATGGAGGTGGTTTTAAACCCCCTACAGCCGGTCACCTTCTTGTTGTTAAAAAAGCACTAGAACAATTCCCTGAAATTGATAAACTTATCATTTATGTAGGTGGAGGTGTTCGCGACGAAATTGACCAAGAAGAATCATTATTGGTTTGGGAAAAATATAAAAAACTACTCCCATCAAAGGTAGAAATTCAACCATCAAAAGCCCCAATCGGAGATATTTTACGATACGCAAAAGAAAATACTGAAGAAGTTGTTTATTTTGTTATTGGTGCTCGTGAAGGAAATGAAGATGATT